TGACAGTGCCGCCAGTGGTCGGGCCAATGAGTTTGCCCGCTGTTGCCTCAAAAATGGATGCCATGGTTAGTTACCTCGATCAATCAAGTGCGCTGGTCGTGGTAATCCGCACGATGCCAATGTTGTTGGTCTCGTACACCTTGGTCCAGTTACCAACGGTTTCCAGTTGTGCCCGCGTGGGGTTAGAAACTGAAGTTGAGAACGAAGAGCCAATCGGGTGATAAACGTAGTGGAGGTCTACGCTTAGAGCATCGGATTTGCTTAAAATATCTCTATCAGTTTCCGTCCGAAGTGCCATTTGTTCCCCGGTACCTACGGCACCTTGAGTGAACATGTAAGAGGCATATTCGGTGGAAGCACCAGAGCCAGCGGTCTGCACATCAGCAGAAACGATCACGCGCATTCCCATAAAGGTGGGAACAGCAACGTCACCGAAAGCGTTAGCTAGTGAACCTTGGGTTGCACTGCCATCGGGCTGACCATTGTTGTCATACACGAAATCAAGCGCACGGCGCTCTTTCAAGTCAAAATAGACTTTTGGGTGTACGCAAATGGCAGCCAATTTTTCCCCTTGGTCGCCCAGCAGGGACTGACCTTCGACAATCTGACGTGCAGTCAGTTGCGTAGGGGTGTCACCAGACGCGCCATCAACAGCCAAGGCTGCGAAAGAAGCGGAGCTGGTGTCACCAACAGCACCAAAGATGCCAGCCAAGCAGGACAGCAGATCTTTTTGACGTTGGTTGGCAATGTAATCAGCAATTTTGTTGCCGATTGCAGCCATCGGGTCAGAACCAGCTGCAAGAGCAGCCAAGTCGCGTGACTCGAAAGCACGACCACGGTGCAGAACAGCTCCAACTTGCTTGTTTGCGGTGATCTTGCCTGGGGTCAGGGAAGAGCTATCCGTCAGACGCTCAAAATCACCTGACAGGTTTGCGGTGTAGAAAGGGATTTGGATGAAGTCACCACCATCCTCTGCTGCATTCAGTTCCGCCATTGGCTGCACCACACCGCTAGCCAAAAAGGCATCACGCTGTGTAGTGGCTTCCAAGATATACGGCGTAAATACCTCAGGGATGATGATGTCAGAGCGAAGAGTCGCCATGACAGATCCTCAGAAATGATGTTTACGGTGTGGGCGTAACCCGTTTGGCTCCGCGTAGCTTTGCCTTGTCCAACATATTAACGGTTAGCAGCAGCTTTCAACCTTTCGTACATATCCCGATCCGTTCGATAGAGCCGCGACTGTTCTGTGAGGTTGTAGGAGTCTTTGGCAAAGGGATTCTTTGTGCCTGGTGGGATGTCTCCACCTGTGCTGCGTCCTGAAGGCGCACCACTGCCCATTGGTTTGGGAGCTTTTTGCATGTAGCTGGGCAAAGACTTCGCCCACTCGCCAATCGGTTTGCGCTCGTAGCCGTTCACAACGACAACAGTGCCATCGGCTTCGCGCTCGATTTGGTCCGGCTTCAGCAGGTCCGCTTTGAATACGATGCTGGGATCATGCACCACGTCGGCCAATGCTGTGTTCGCAGGTGCAATCAGCTCAAGCTCGCGGACTCGTGCTTCAAGCTCAGCAATCCGCTTGTCCTTGGCTTCAGCGGCCTCGCGGAACTGCTGCTCAAGAGCCTGACGCGCCTCGGTGTACTTGCCTTCTGATTCGAGTTTGTTCTGCTCGACGTTGCGCTTGAACTCAAGCAACTCCTGAACATCAACACCGTCAGGAACAGTTTTTGCCTCTTTGAGCTTGCCAATCAGCTCGTAATTCTTTTTCTCTAACGCTTGGATGCTGTTCTTGAGTGCATCCAGCTCGGCATTGTTCGGAGCTGCGGGAGACGTAATCTCCAGATTCTGCTCTTCAGACATTGATAACCCGTAAGGTTAATTTCACGCTCACTGTAACTGGCTCAAGACCACTTCACCCGATTCGCCCACCAAGCCGCCGAAGTTTCGGTTTGCCGTCTTCCTTAATGACGACAGCGTGAGACTTGCCGCTCGGATGGTTCGGCGTACGAATGGGCTTGTCAAAACCCGCAAACGTATGGCCACCGCGTTTGATGCTCATCGCTTTTTGTTGTAGCGGGCGTAGATCGCAGCATCAGCAGTGCGCGCCTTGTCGCCTCGCATGTAGCTGTTCACTCGACCCATGGCCCAGGCTGCCATCGGCACATTCCGCGATCCGCTGGACAGGTAAGCACCTTGGCCCTTGCGATAGACCGCCGCCAGCTCGCCGTAAAAGAACTTGGACTTCTCAGCCTTTTCTTTTAGGGCCTTTTTTGTTGCGGCGCTTAGTGGTTTTCTTTTTGGTGCCACCTTGTTTGGCCCTCGATGCGGAAACAGCTTTGATGTCGATGAACTCGCCAGCTTTGTAAGCCTCAGCGGTTCGCTTGATCTCACGAGCCTTGGCAGCGCGGTTCTTCGCACCCGAGAGGTACTTCTTAGGCAGGCCGGTGGCCTTGTCCTTTGGAACGCGACGCTGCTTCCGTGCCATTACTTCTTCTTGCCGCCCTTCTTCTTCTTTTTCTTGGGCTTACCCATTCCGTAATGTCCAGGCATCAGTCGGCCTCCGAAGGTGCTTCCTTTTTAGCGGACTTTTTCTTGGCCGTCGCTTTGGGCTTGGTTTCACCGCCCTGCGACTTGAATTGGTACTTAGCTGGAAGAGACATCGGGATAACGACGCTTGAGCTGTTCCAAGGTTAGCTCTGAGCCGTCTTGACTTACAAACTTGCGTATGGCAACTGTCGGGCCAAACTTCTCAGTCAGTCGATTGAAGTACGGAACCTTAGACGCACCAAGCACATCGGCTTTGACTTCCTTGGGCTGCTTATCCAGCCACTCGCCATAAGTCTGATTGCTGGGCACAGTGTCACCACGTCTTGCACGCGATGGACCAAAAGCAGTGTTAGGCCTACGCAGTTCTGTCTGTGGTGGTCGTGAGATTCCCAAGCCGCTGTAATCAATGATCGGAACAGTGGTTGACCGACAGTTGAAATGTTGCGGCGGTGTCGGCCCCTTGCCGTACTCAAAAGTCCGCCCGTCGAGAGAACGACAAATGGGCGATGTCCTGCTGTCCAGTGTCGCGACGTAGCGGTAACGCTTGGTCACGTCTTGGTTGGCCTTGTAAACCTGCTGGCTGGTTTCGTTGGCCACTTGATTGATGCTTGTGCGAATCAACGCCATCACCTGATTGTTAGCAACAGCGGTCACCTCGCCACCCGCCTGCGCAATCTGCCGCAAGCTGCCTGGCTGCCCAAAACGCAAACGACCTTTGAGCCGTCGGGCAATCTTGTCCGTTGACTCACCAGTCAGCAGGCCATTGCGCACCGTCTTGGCGAACAGATCGGCCTGCGACTCTGCCAAGCCTCTGAACGACTTTTCCAGCACCTTGCCGTTAGGCAGCGTCACGGTTGTGCCCTGGGCAGCCGTCAGGCTGAACGTCTGCGGTGCTCCGGTCACAGCAGCCTGCAGGTCATCGCTAAGTGACACCACGTTGATTTCAGTCGGGTCAATAGTTGCGACGGACTGCGCAAACTGCGGGCTGATCTGCACGCTGCGGATCTGCTGTCGCAGCTCAATCGGCAAAGCCTGTCGCAGCTCATTAGCCACAAACTCCCCCTGCAGTTCTGCCAAGCCCTGCAGATCGTCAACCACTGAGAGCGTGCTGGCGCCTGCCCAGCCATCCAACGATTCTTTCAGTTGCGCGAGGATCGCCCGAAGCCGTGCAGCTTTTGCAGGCGCAGCAAGCTCATCAATGCCACGAAGCTGATCAACAGCGTCCAAAACCAGATCGTTATATGTAACAGCAATGCGTTTGGCAACGCCGTTGCTAAATCGATTGAGATCGATGGCATTGCGGTACAGCTCCGATGGCGTGCTCATGTCGGTTCAATCCCTAACTCTTCTGCGGACGCAATACACAAAGCAGAGACATCCGCGCCAGCACGCAATGCAGTGCCAACAATGCCGGTGAACTCAGCAACAACTTCATCGTCATAGATGTGGATCTGCGACTCCGTGACACCGCAGACCTTGCCGCCTTTGAACCAGGTGGCTCGAATGACCGCAAAGTATTCGTTGGCCAGTTCCTCCTGGGAAAAGAACAGCAACTGCTTTCTCGGTGGGTGCGGCTTACGCAGTTTGTCCAGCCAGCTCATCAACATCGGCCTCCGCTTCAGGCATTGTGGACTCTTCGCGTGGCTCAGGCTGTGGCTGTTCCATCTCAATCAGTCCGCCGGTCTGCGTGGCCTCAATCTCCTCTTCAACGTCGAACTCATCGCCCAGCACCTCACCAGCAGACAGCTGGTTGAGCAGCGTTTCCTGTGTGATGGTGCCTGCGGTGTAGAGCTGCAGCAGTGATTGGATCTCCTGCGGTTCGAGACGCTGGCCCAGGAAGTCGCGGTTGATGAAGCTGCTACCGACTTGCGACTGCTGCATGTACTGAGCATGAAAGCTCAAGCAGTTGTCGATCAGGTCTTGCATTTGCTGAGCAATGACCATCATGGTGCTGTCACCTTGACTGCGATCGATGCGCTTGGCCTCTGCAGTCTCTGCGCTGAGCTTTTGACCCAGCACAGCGGCCAGGCCTAGCTCGTTGATTTGATTGGCGATCTGATCAAGGCGTTGGAACTGTGCGCTGTAGCTATTGCCGGATGGCTCGATGTATTGAGCCGATGCACCTTCAGGAAGCGCCATCGCTTCCCCGGGGCCTGCGCTGATCTCCTCGGCTGACTGCGGGAACCCGTAGATGGCCAGCATCGGCACGGCGCTGATGTGCAGCTGGTTGTCGAGATCAGATTGCACCTGATAGGCCTTCAGGTTCAGCTCGGCGATGTCTGCCAGTGGTGGCCGCGACTCAAGGACACCGACGCGGTTGGAGTAGGCGACAGAGAACGGAATCTCGCTAAGGCTGGTGCTGCCCTCGTCTATCAGCACAAAGTCGCCCTTCTTGTCCTTTTGGTGAATCTCAAAGGCACCAGGCGTCAACACGCGCACCTGTTGCACCTGCTTCTCGCCGTAGAGACCATCAGGCACGGTGATCGTCTCCATCAGCCGCAGCTGAGTTAACTGTTGCTTGCCGTCCTTCACCTCAGAGCGCCATCCCAGGATGTCGCGAGGCGTCACCGACACCCAGTAAGGCCTGCCGTTGTCGCCTGCCTTTGGCGCATCAACAAGAACGCCGACGTGACCGTAACGGATGCACTTGCGGGCCGTTTCGTAGGTCCAGACGTTTAGATCATTGCCCTGCAGATCAACGTCAAAAAGCTGCTCAGTGACAACATCACTAACGTCTTCAAGCCGCACAGGCTTGCGAGTCAACATGCCCGCCAGCATCCGCTCCAGCCTGACGTAGTAAGGCGCAAGCGTTGAACGCATCAACCTGTTGTCATAAGACTCGTCTAGTTCTCTTGGTTCTTGCGGCAGATATTTTCGGTGCCCTTTTCTAATGCCGTAAGTGCCCTGCAAAAGTGCTTCAATCAGCAGCCAGTGCGGCTCCATGTTGACGTAAGCCGTATTCGGGCTTTCCACCGTCGTGACGTTGCCAACACGTTGGCGACCAGAAAAGCCTGAATACACAGCTAAATCCCACCCATGCGATCAGTTTAGTAAAGCCTGATTCCAGT